TGGCAATACTACGATCTAGTAGATAGTGCTCCAGGTACTTCAGAATACGCTTCTAATAGAAGTGGTGTAAATGACGAAATGCACATAGTAGTCGTTGATGAAGACGGTGGTATCACAGGTACTGCTGGTGAAGTTTTAGAAGTTTATGATTCAGTATCAAAAGGATCAGACGCTAAAACACCACAAGGCGATACTAACTACTACGTTGACGTACTTTACAACCAATCAGAATACATCTATTGGATGGATCACGTTGCGACAGGATCAAATTGGGGTAGTGCAGTTGCAGGAATAACATTTACTGCTCTGTCAGCACCTTTTGCTAGATCACTTGCAAGTAGGGCAGATGGTTCTGCTGTAACAACTGCTCAATTAAAAACTGCTTACGAAAAATACAATGACGCAGACACGGTTGACGCAAACTTAATCATCGGTGGTAAAGGTGACGCTACTCACGTAGATAACCTAATTACTATTGCTGAAAACAGAAAAGACGCAATCGTTTTTGTATCACCTGAAAGAGCAGATGTTGTAAATGTAACAAATTCAACTACTCAAACAACTAACGTAAAAGGATTTTTTGATAGTATCAGATCATCATCTTACGTAGTATTTGATAGTGGTTACAAATACACATACGACAAATATAATGACGTATTCAGATATGTTCCTTTGAACGGAGATATTGCTGGATTGGCTGCAAGAACAGACTTAATCGCAGATACATGGTTCTCACCTGCTGGTTTCAACAGAGGAGTAATTAGAGGTGCGGTTAAACTTGCTTACAACCCAACAAAAGAACAAAGAGATATATTGTACAGAGCTAGAATTAACCCAGTTGTAACATTACCAGGACAAGGTACTTTATTGTTTGGTGATAAAACTGGATTAACAAAGCCGAGTGCGTTTGATAGAATAAACGTTAGAAGATTGTTTATCACTTTAGAGAAGGCAATCTCAACAGCTTCTAAATTTCAACTATTTGAATTTAATGACGAGTTTACAAGAGCTCAATTTAGAAACATAGTTGAACCATTCCTAAGAGATGTACAAGGTAGAAGAGGTATTACAGACTTTTCAGTAGTTTGTGACGAAACAAATAACTCTCCAGACCTTGTCGTTGATAGAAATGAGTTTAGAGCAGATATATTTGTTAAACCAAATAGATCAATCAACTTCATAACATTACAATTCGTTGCAACAAGATCAGGCGTTGCATTTGAAGAAGTGGTAGGAGGATAAACACATGCCAAATATAAATGACTTTAAAGCTAAGTTAAGAGGCGGTGGAGCTCGTGCCAATCAGTTTAGAGTAACAATGCCTTTCCCAGGTTATGCTGCTGTAGGTGGGGAGACTGAAAACATGTCTTTCTTATGTACATCAACAACTTTACCAGGGATGACGGTTGCGGAAGTTGCTATTCCGTTTAGAGGTAGGGAGTTATATGTTGCAGGTGATAGAACATTTGCTACATGGACAACTACTATCTTAAACGATACTAACTTCTTAATCAGAAACGCTTACGAAAGATGGTTAAACGGTATCAACAATATGTCCGATAACGAAGGGTTAGTAAATCCTGTAGATTATCAAGTGGATGCATTTGTTGATCAGTTAGACCGAAATGGTAACGTGATTAAATCATACACATTCAGAGGAATGTTTCCAACAACTCTGGATGACATTGCGCTATCTTATGGTGACAATAATACTGTAGAAAGTTTTACTGCTACTCATAGATACCAA